ATACACGCATATACGTGTTGAAGTGGTGTAACAAGTGTAACAGCGTAACAAGCTATGAATATCAGCGTTTTATGCGTTACAATTGGTGTAACATGGTGTTAACAAGTAGAAAGAACGTTTTTAGCAGCAGGCTGCCGTAATGGCAAAAGTAAAGGTAATATTTGAAAAATCATAGTATTAGGTAAATAAATTTTCCTCAGACTTGAACATGCATAAACCTATGAACACATTTCTATGGTTTCTTAAATTACCAATTATCATTCTATTATAGGCTTTTGTATTGTAATAATCAGGTACAGAACCGTTTTTTTCTAAGCCTACAAAAAAGTGATGTTCATTATAACTTAAATCACGATAACCCTGTTTAGTTTCATCTGTAGGGTACAAAATTCGAATATCTTTGTAAAGTTTATTGCTGTAGCTTTTGCCTTTTAAACTTTCTTTTATTGAATATTCAGTACCTTCAAATAAATCAAACTGAGAATCATTCACATAGTTTTTAGAAGTTAAAACCATTATTTTTTTATCAGTAATATCAACAACACCCATTGATAAATGATTAGAATTTAAAGTATCAATAGTTGTAAGTTTTATTTTATTAAGAATCATTTGTGTTTGTTCTTTTTTGAATAACCCAACTTGTTTAATCTTTAAAGGTCTAAAACTATTTTCGCGCCTGCATGTCATTGGTTCAACTGTAACTTCATATAGACCATGTTTTTGCATTTTATACATTTCTATTGGGTACATTCTTGTAAGTTCGTATGTATCTAAATTTATGCCTATAGTACAATGAAACGTGCCTTTTAATTTGTTGTTATGTTCCCATTGGGCAATAGCAACTTGTAAGAATCTAATTTTCATCTGCTAATTGTTTTAAATGGTCACCGTGGCATCTTTGAGGCGCACAATGGCAGCCTAAAACTTTACCTTTCAAATCTTTTACTTTACTGTGAAGGCTTCTTTTGTGTTTAAAGTATTCAATATAGCCATCACATACTTCATCTCTTGTACCATCAGAATCTAAAAAAAATGGATTGCCAAATTCTGAATACCTATCTATTTGTTTATAAATACCTTTGTCTTTAGCATATTTTAAAACATGAAAATGTAAATTCATATTTATAACAACTGTTTCGCCTTGTTCTATTTTATCAAACAATATTTGTTCATCAATTGAAATAGGTTGTTCTTGTGTTTTCTGTTCAATTCTTTGCTCAATCTTAGCTTTAAATTCTTGGGCTTTTTGCTCTTTTAGTTCTTTAGCCTTTTCAATAATTTGCTTTTCTGTTGTTGCAATAAATGTTGGTTCAGCTTTAGCAATAATTTGAATATCTTGTTTATTTAAAGATGATTTACCTTGCAATACAACGTTTTTCAAATCATCATTCATTTTGTCAACACCTTTAGAAAATTGCTCGTTTCGCTTAACTTGTTTATCGCTTATGTCAAATTCTTGTGCAAGTTTTTCAGCTGTACGTAATGGGGACATTTTGTCCTCATTGTTTTGTGGTCTACCTTGACGTTGTTTCTCATTTTCATACTTTTTACCTATCAAATAATCTTTTTGTTCAGGTGTAATATTTCTTCTACCTAACTGATTAACCAGCATCCATTCAACAACATCATATTCACTTTCAAAATTTTTACTAATAGTCTTATAACTCAATTGCCAATCCTGTGCTATCTTATACCTATTGTGCCCATCAATAATATAACCATTCCAAGTAATAATAGCATCGCGAATACCTTCTTGAATGCAATTAGTTTCAAGCTGTTTGTATTCATCGGGCGTAAGCGGTGGAATCAGCTTTTTAAATTCTTCTTTAATTTTAAGTTCCATAACATATTTTTTAAAAAAAGTAAAGCCACACTATCTGTTGGGGCTTCACTACCAACTTCAAGCATGGCTTTTAATATCTTTTATGATTCTAATTGTGAAGCCGAATCAATACACAAATATAACACTTTTATTTTTCTAATTCATCATTAAACGCTGATTTTTTCAGCAAATCAGTATAATTCATGCTGCCTTTACGGCTAACATCGCGGCCAAATATTTTACCAAACTTTTCGGCTGCATCTTTAACGGCGTATGTTTCTGCGGCGGGTGCGGCTTTTTGCACACCATCGGTTTTAACGGCATTCCAATCGGTTGCCCCTGCGCCTTTATCTGTTTGAATTGGTGCAGCGCCTATGCCATCCTGCCACATTGCTTGCCCTGATATAGGGTTTATTACATGCAGCCTTACAGTTACTACAACTGAGTTAGCAACTATTTGTGTTGACCGTATTTCAACGTTAAAATTGCCAAAAATACGTGTTAACAGATATTCTATTTTTTCAATAGGAATGTATTTGTAATCGCGAATCATTGGATGCTGAACTAACCACTTTGCAGGCGGGTCTTGGTTCAATAATACCGTAAGCGCGTTTTGCTTTAGGCTGTCTTCATTTTCTACTAATAGTTCCTGAAGTGTCGGAAGTTTTGTTAGTTGTGTCATGGTTTGTTGTTATTTAGCCCAGTTAGGCAATGATAAAATATGTATTTTGTTATCAGTTGTATAGCCGTGAAAATTATTTGTTTCCTTGCATTTTTTTAGCGTTTCGATATCGGCTAAATATTCTTGGCGGCCCCGTTCTATAGCTTCGGGGTCAAGTTCATAAAGTTCTACATTAAACGGCGCTTCTTTTTCAACGGCTATAAATATAAAGCGTTCAGCCTTTGTTAGGTCCATATAAAACGCCGCTTGCACATGGTACCTGTAATTCCAAACAGATTTAGCAAATTCGTTAGGTGCTGAGTTAGTTGTTGTTTTAAGGTCAATGCAAACGTTATACTTTGTATTTAAAAAATCTACTTTGCACTTTGCGTCAAGGTCTGCAATTTTACCAAATATAGGCAATTCCGCTTGACCCTGTTCTAAAAGTAATGCCGCCTTTGGATGTGCTAATACAGCAAATCGAATGTTTAGGGCTAATTCGTAATCTTTAAGCGATACAAATAATTCTTTGTCTTCTGATTCAGCCATAAAAGAATCATAAATTGCTTTACCTTCTTTAGTACGGCGGTCGCATTCAGGCAATACAGCGTAATTATCTTGGTTAAATACAACGCTATGAACTAAACTGCCTAAGTTCATGGCTGAAGTTGGCGCCTGTTTTTCGCCTTGTATATAGGCTAAATAGTGCGCGGGTGACTTATGTACTAAGTCTAAAAGTGATTTGCTGATGTACTCAGTTTTACGGTGATAATCTTGGTTTGTCATAACTGTGGTTCGATTAAAGATTAAATTTTAAAAATATTTTATTAAATAATAGCACAAATTTAAAAAGGTTTTTTAACTTTGCAACACAATTGAACGAAAAAATAAAAAATTTATGAAAACATTTGAACAGCTATCTATTAGATGCGACATTTTAGGCATCAGTATTTCTGAACTTTGCAGGCGCGCTGATGTTGGGCGGCAAACTGTTGAATATTGGTCTAAGGTAGAACCGCAAACATTGACTATTTATTTTAAACTTATGAATGCTTTAAACCAAATCGAAAATGAACACAATACAGCTACGGCAATATCAATCCAAAAGCGTAAGCGACATAAGAGAGAGTTATAAAAGTGGTAACAAAAAAGTTCTATTTGTTTTACCAACGGGCGGAGGTAAAACTGAAACGTTTATTTATATGGCAATGGAAGCAATCGGAAAAGGTAAGCGCGTTTATTTCTTAGTGCATAAAAAAAACCTTGTTAATCAGATTTCTGAACGTTGCAGGCGATACGGTTTAAAACATGGATTCATAGCAGGCAATCGACCGAAACAGTATTATTTGCCAGCGCAAGTGTGCAGCGTTCAAAGTTTAAAGAATAGGCTAAATGAAGTACCACAACCTGACTTACTTATAATAGATGAAGCGCACCACGCAAACGCGGGAACATGGAAGTATATTTTAGATTTTTACGCGGATTCTGTTTATGTTTTGGGCGTTACTGCTACACCGTGGCGCGGCGATGGTCAAGGTTTAGGCGATGTGTTTTCTGATTTAGTTTTAGGGCCGTTACCTGCTGAGTTGGTTAAGATTGGTAACCTTGTGATGCCTGAATATTATAATTTTAAACCGTTGGCGGATTTTACTAAGATTAAGAAAGATAAAAACGGCGAATATAAAGCTGATGATTTGTTTAAAGAAATGGATAAACCTGCTATAACGGGCAATGCAGTTGAAGAATATAAACGTTTAGCGCCAGGTGAACCTGCAATTTATAGCTGTGTAAATATTAAGCATGCCGATAATGTTGCAGCGGCGTTTAATGAAGCAGGTTTTAATGCAGTTTCTATAAATGGAACTTTTGACGAAAATGAAGTTAAGCATATTATATCGCGGTTCGCGATTCGCGATATTCAAATATTAACGTTTTGCGATTTGATAAGCGAGGGCACAGATATACCAGCGGTTAGCGTTGTAGGAATGTTACGCCGTACAATGTCACTAAGTTTATATTTACAGATAGTAGGACGCGGATTAAGACCGATGCAAGGCAAAGACAGATGTTTGATACTTGACCACGTAGGAAACCAGAAATTACATGGACACCCACTAATGACGCGAGAATGGACATTGGAAGGAATGCAAAAGCGAAAACGAAAAGACACCGATGAACAGATTGATAATGAATACAAAGACTGTACAGAATGCTTTAGGACTTATGAAAAAACACACGCTGCATGTCCTTACTGCGGTTTTATTGAACCTGTAAAGGTAAGCGAAATTGAACAGGTTGCAGGCGTTGCCGTAAAAGATGAAACAACTTTAGATGAACTATTGAAAGTTAAACGTACTGAGCAGGCAAAAAGCCGCACACTTGAAGACTTATGGCAGTTAAAAATTCAGCGCGGCCACAAAGACAAATGGGTTTATTTTGTATTTGAAAGTAGGGTTTTAAAAGAAACTGGAACAGTTGAATACATAAACAATAAACACGGATTGAACGCTATAAACCGCGATGATTTAAAAGCTGCTATATTAAGAAAATGGAACGAATTTTATAAAACTAAAAGAAAATGATTATATGTTTAGTTATTATGGCAGTAAATCAAAAATAATAGATTATTATCCACCACCAAAGCATAATAAAATAATAGAACCTTTTGCTGGAAGTGCAAGGTATAGTTTAAAATATTGGCAGAACGATGTTTTACTTGTAGATAAATACGATGTAATTGTTAATTTATGGAAATATTTGCAACAAGCTACAAAAAAAGATATTTTAAATTTACCAAATTTCAATAGAGGAGAATATTTTAATACTGATGGCTTAATACAAGAAGAAATTTCTTTATTAGGATTTATAGCAGGTCAAGGTGCAGCATTACCACAAAAAAAAGCTGGTACATTTGATGGAATGAATGTTGAAAAAACAAAAAAACATATTATTGATAATTTACATAAAATAAAACATTGGGAAATAAAACTTGGCAGTTATGATGAAATTGAAAACATAGAAGCAACTTGGTTTATTGACCCACCTTATCAGTATGGTGGAGATAGATATAAGCATAATAATAAAAACATAAATTTTGAAAAATTAGCAGATTGGTGTAAACTAAGAAATGGACAATCAATAGTTTGCGAAAATACAAAAGCTGATTGGTTAGAATTTAAACCAGTTATTGATATGAATGGTTCTAAACACAAAACAACTGAAGCTATTTGGTCAAACCATAAAACTAATTACGATAATACTCAATTATCTTTTTTTTAATCACAATTAACACTATTCTAACCTTACCTCCTGTGTAGTTTATGCGGCGAAAAACAAAACTCAAAATACTGCTAATGTTTAAAGTTTTAAGTGTCGTTCAATCCGATGCCGCAGGGTTTTAAAAATTTATATCATTTGTAGTTTATGTGGCGAAAAACAAGGTATTTAAAATTATATCATTTTAAATTCTTCAACCTTAAGTGTCGTTCAATCCGATGCCACAGGAATATTTAAAACTTAACATTATGAAACAATTAACAGCATTTATTATTTTAGTAGCCGTTTTATTTGGCTGCAAACCACAACCCAAAACAATAATTAAAACCATTTACATAACACGCGACACATGCGATACTGATTCAGATTTTATAAACGCCATTGGCGAAATTGAAACGCTAAATACTGATTCGCTTATAGGTGACAGCGGTAGGGCTTATGGTAGGTACCAGATGCACGCGGTTTGCGTCAAAGGTTCGGGGCTTGAAGACTTACTAAATTATCAGCACAAAGATATGTTTGATTCAGTAAAGGCTGAACGCGTATTTTGGGCAGCTATGGGCGTACATTGTTATACATACGCACAAAAGTACGGTAAATATCCTAATTTAGGTGAACTTGCGCGTATGTGGAACGGTGGCCCGAATGGACATAAAAAACAAAGTACATTAAATTACCTTAAAAAATTTGAACAATGCCAAAGAAAAAATTAACAGATTACGAAATTCTTTTAGAAATTTACAGACGCGTTTATGCTGTTAGCGAACCGCCAGCTGATTTTGACGAACTTGTAGCAAATGCCGAAATAAACGAGCGCGGCGAAAAAGTTATAAAGTTTTTAGAATACCAATGTGAGCATGATGTAATGGAAAACATTTTGCAGGAAACAATAGCAAAGTATAAAATTAAAGGTCATAGGGCTAAAGCATTCCAATTTAGTTTTTGGCTTGGTTGTTCACCTAAAACAAAGAAAGTATCATGAGTTTAGATGTTTATTTATATCGAATAAAATATGCCAGTTATGACATGGTTAATTTTCATAAAGAAAAAGAACAACTTTATAGCGCTAACATAACCCACAATTTAAATGTAATGGCTGAACAAGCTGGCATTTACAAAGCATTATGGCGACCATATCAGTTACATAAAGATTATGTACATAGCGAAGATTATAACAAAGAAATGGCATTTGAAGATTCAGTAACTATAATTGCAAGTGACATAATTGATATTATTGAACAAGGTTTAGATTTGCTAAAAAATAGACCTGATTATTTTAGTAAGTTTAATGCTGAAAATGGTTGGGGCAAATATGTAAACTTTGTGCCATTTGTTGAAAAGTATTTAGAAGCATTAAAACAGTATCCTGATTCATTAGTAGAAGTAGATAGATAACATGAAAGAACAACACCTATACAAAGCCCTGCAAGCTAAACATAGTAAACACGGCATTTTATTTCGTAATAATACGGGCACAGCATTTCAGGGCAAACGGGCGGTTATAAACAGCCGCCCTATTATAACTGAGCCGCGGCAAATAACTTTTGGCTTATGCGTTGGTAGTTCTGATTTAATCGGATGGACTGAAAAAATTATAACTAAAGATATGGTAGGACAAAAAATTGCTATATTTACAGCCCTTGAAGTGAAAAACCTTAGCGGAAAAGCTACAAAAGAACAAATCAATTTTATTAAACAAGTCAGAAAATCGGGCGGGATAGGTGACATTTTGCGCTGGGTAGATGAAGACTTTAAAGCGGATGAAATATGACCAACGAAGCGGAAAACTTACTATCGGAACTTAAAGATGAAGCGCTTAAAATGGATGCTTATATTAAAGACGATACTAAGCGCCAAAATTACAGGCAACTTAAAGAACGCCAACTTTTAACCCTGCAAAATATCATTATTGCACTTGAAGAAAAAGAACAAAGTATTTTTGAAAAATCTATAATTTTCCCTAATAGCAAAGACTTAGAACAAGTCATTTTAGGCGCTATATTAGTAGATAATAACGCCCGCGATAAAGTTAATTTTTTAAGCCCTGAACATTTTTATTTTGACAATCACAAACTAATTTTTGAACTTTGCCAATCGGTTGAAATAGTAGATATAATAACCGTTGCTGAAAAATTAAAATACCGTTGTGGTGGGCCTGCATATTTGGCTGAATTGACCAACCGTGTAGGTAGTTCGGCAAATTTAGAATACCACGCCAGGATACTAATTCAAAAGCATGTGCAGCGCGAATTGATAAAAACATCTGTAGAAATGATAAACACTATAATGGCTGATACTGAAGATGTATTTGAAACGGTGCGCGGGTTAATGCAAAATATTAAAAAATTTAATGTAGGCAAACAAATCATAAGACAATGAAACAAGACAAACCAATAGACTGGGAACAAAAACCCAAACAAACTGCAAAGAAACCTAAAGCGGAACGCGCAACAGCAGTAGCACCTGAAACCGATAAAAAAGGCTTTATAGGTGGTTATTTTCGCCCATTAGGTTGGGGCATTGAAGATGGTCAAATGCTTTATTATTTTTACATTCGTTCTACTATGTCGATAATAAAGTATAAAGCTGCTGCAATAAACAAGGCTAATTTATTGAGCATTGCGCCTTTAGAATTTTGGCTTTTGTCATTTCCGAACCGCGATAGTAGTAATTACGATGTAACAACGGCAGCGGATTATCTTATAAATTTTTGCAATCATGTAGGATTTTATAATACTGAAAACATACGCGGGCGCGGTGCATGGCAGGAAAAAAACGGGGTTGTATTTCATGCAGGGCAACAGCTTATACAAGATAAAAAGCGCTACAATTTAGGTGGCTTAGATACTAAATATAGCTATGTTTATAATAAGGCTATTGATATGCCTATTGAAGCGCCGTTGCTGCCTACTGAGGCGGGAATGCTACCAAAGATATTAAACAAGCTAAATTGGCAAACTAAAGCCGATGCAATATTTTTATCTGGTTGGTTAGCCTTAGCCCCTATTAGTGGTATTTTAAAGTGGCGGCCTCACATTTGGATAACGGGCCCGCGCGGCAATGGCAAATCATGGGTATTGGAAAATATAGTAAATGAAATTATAGGCAACATTGCTGTAAGTGTTCAAGGTACGGCGGCAACAGAACCAGCGGTAAGGCAAAAACTAAATAGCGATGCACTACCTGTTACAATTGATGAAGGCGAAGGCAATGATGAACGGTCGGCACAACGTATGCAGGAAATAATAGGATTAGCCAGGGCGGCAAGTTCTGAAAAATCACCCGCTATTGCTAAAGGCGGCAAAGATGGAAAAGCTATTGATTATTTTGTGCGAAGCTGTTTTTTATTTGTAAGCATAAACCCACAGTTAGTAAATGATTCTGATAAGCGCCGTTTTTGTGTTTTGGAATTAAAGAAATTATCTGACCCGAAAATGTTTAACGAAGTTGAAAAGCTAAAGAATAAAATAATATTTGAAGACTTCGGTCCACGTTTTCAGGCGCGAATGTTAAACTTAGCAGACAACATACAAAAAAGCATAAAGCTATTTACACACGCCGTATCGCTTATAACTGAAGACAGGGCAGTAGGTGACCAGTTCGGGGCACTTATGGGCGGTTGGTGGCATACGTTGCACGATGACTCTGTAACGCCCGAAGTAGCACTTGAAGAAGCTGCAACTATTTTGGACATGCGCAAATATGAAGAAGACAAAGAAGACTTAACAGATGAACAAAGATGTTTGCAGCAAATACTAAGTCAGGAAATACGAATAGAAGCGGAAAATTACGTAGGCACAAAAACCGTTGGCGAACTTGTAGAATGCGCACACAACTATCAGCCAAGTGTAAGACCATCGCAAGCGGAGGCAAACGAAAGGTTAATGCGGTTAGGCATTCGCGTTATTGCTGATGACTTATTGATACTGAATAATTCAGTTTTTGTAAAAAAAGTTTTGAATAATACACCTTGGCAAATATCATGGAATACTATATTATTAAGGCTTAAAGGTGCATCACGCCGAAGTAATACGCGTTTTGCGGCTGGCATGTCGGGGCGTTGCGTTTCAATAAATTTAAAAAATTTATAAAAATTTTTATAAAAAAGCTTGCAATTATAAAAAAGGGTTGTATCTTCGTGTCAGGATTTGATTAAATGACAACAAAAAAACTTCAGATTATGAAAACTTCAAAAATTCAAACAGGCTACCAAGTTAAGCAATTAGGTTCTTTTTATTGCGTTGTTTATGTTTTTGCAGACGGAGATGCTACTGTAATGACAAATAAATATTTCAAAACTATATCAGGAGCAGAAAAAGCAATGCAAAAAATTAAAATAATGGCAGGCGCTTTATAAAATAACCAGCCTTAGGGGTGCAGCATCCAACCAACTGCAATTTTTTAACAAACTTCAAAACTAACTAACAATGGAACTAAAAATGTATTTAGCTTATGATGGTACTTTAATGATACATCAAGTTAATCAAGCGGGCAAAGATTTATTTTTTCAAGTCGATATTAAACGCGGTTACAATACCAACGAATCAGACTTAGACAATCACGAAGATGAAGCCGACTACTTTAAAGCATTAAAACAATCTATTGCTAACAAATTTAACTTAGAACAAGAATCATGAAAGTACAAACAGAAATAACCGAATACGATAATGATAACAACGCTTATCTTATTGAAATTACAGCCGAATATGTAGATTTTGAACGCGGTGAACGTGACAGCTTTGGCGTGCCTTTAGAACCTGATTTTGATGCACATTTTATTATTGAAGACATTTATATTGGCGATAAAAATTATTCTTTACATGAACTTGCAGAACTATTAGACTATTCTTTTAGCTATGTAAGCGAAATGATACAAGATGCTTTAGGCGATAAATTAGAATCAGATTATGAACTATACAACGAACTACAATATGAAAACAATTATTATTAGTGCCTTAATTGGCATTTTATTCGGCTTAACAGCTGGTTTAACACTCGAAAAATTATATCTTATGTTAGCACTTGCATTTATTGGCGGGACATGCCTTGGTATCGGTTTAATTTTGTTAATTGATAAAAAGAAATGATATGACAGCAGTAGAATGGTTAAAATTTAGATATAAAAATAATATCAATTTAATGGATTATGATTTTAATCAAGCCCTTGAAATGGAAAAGCAGCAGATAATTGATGCTTATGTAACACCACTATCAAAAGAATTTTGGTTTAAAAAAGATGACATATTTAATCAACAAGCCGAACAATACTACAATGAAACATATAAAAAAGAAACAAAATGACAGCAGTAGAATTTTTAGCAAAACAAGCATTAAATTATTTAAATGATGAACAAGAAAATCATTTTATAAAAGTAATTCAACAAGCCCTTGAAATACAAAAACAGGAGATGTTACATTTTTGGCAAGGTGGTTTATTGGCAAATGAATCAGGCGGTAAAAACTTTGAAACGTATTACAACGAAACCTATAAGCCCTCTACTTAGCGCTGAGTATGGAACGAAGATAATACAAATAAGTATTCCAAATCGTATGTTGGCACTGTTAGCGTTCAGGGGATAATTTAAAAACGCATTTTTAAAACTAAATTACTAAACTATGAAAATTAAAAAAGGTAATATATTTCACATTGAATATTCAGAATGGGTTTCACTTGAAGATGAAAATAACCTTGGATTTACTTGTAAATGCACTTTTACTGCAAACACAGGATTTAAAATTGGAGATTTATATTATCTTAATAGCAGAATGTTTAATTTAAAAGTAGGTAAACATCCTAAAAACCACACACCATGAAAACAATAATCTTAATCTTAGCAGTAATATTATTTACATCTGGAACTTTTCCAGCGCTAAAAAAACAGCCTGCACCAAAATACATAGATAGCTATATAAAACGCTTTGTAAAGACAGCGCAAAACGAAGCTAAGCTATTTAATATTCCCGTTAGCATAACATTAGCGCAGGGCATTATAGAAAGCAATGCAGGGCGTTCAGCACTTAGCCGCAAGCATAACAATCACTTTGGTATTAAACACAGCGGAAAAGGTAAATATGCAATTTACAAAGACGATACGCCGCGCGATAAATTTCAAGTCTATAAATCGCCGTGGTGGTCATATCGGGCGCATAGTAAACTACTAACTTCAAAGCGTTACAAACATCTTACACGGCTAAATAGATTAAATTATAAAGCATGGGCACACGGTTTAAAAAAGTGCGGCTATGCAACCGAAAAAAAATACGCTGAAATACTAATTTCTGTAATAGAAAAATACGACCTTTGGCAATATGATTTTCCAATTTTTCCATGACAAAATAAAAGGCGATGAATGGTATGTAGTTGAACAATTGCCAGGCGGTAATTATAAAGCTATTTGCACGCGTCAAACTAAAGTCTATAAATTAGGCTCAGTAAGAAACTTTTTTTTCGATGATTGCGAAATATGGACAAAAGGAAAATTAAAACCTAATAATCATTCTTTAACACTTAAAACAAAATACGATGGTAAACCGCGTAACACTAATCGGTCGGGTCGGAAAAGAACCTGAACAAAAAACATTTGGCGAAAAAACATTAACAAAATTTAGCTTTGCAACATCTGAAAGTAGCAAAGACAAAAACGGCGAATGGCAGGAAAAAACACAATGGCACAATGTCAGCTATTGGAATAACATTACAATCGAAAAGGGCGATATGTTATTCATTGAGGGCAAAGTAGAATACCGTGAGCATGAAGGGAAATATTATACTGATATTATCGCCTCATATTGCAGAAAAATGAACACAGGCCAAAAAGCCACGCCCGTAGAAGTTGAAGTTATAACCAATTCAGTTAAAAATAATGATGCTGATTTACCGTTTTAACTTGTAAATATTAAATAATTATCTTATTTTTATTTTAGATTTTAGTTTTCATTAGTCTTTTGGTTTGGGCCGCCTGTTTTTGAAGTTCAGGCGGTTTTTTTTAAAAAATAAGATATGTATTTTACCTTTGAACAAGCGATGCAATTGATAAAGCCAAACGGCGCTAAGAATGCTAACTATGCAGCAACGCGAATTAGACAATTGATAAATTTTGGATATTTAACCGAGGGAAAACCCGAAATATTTGTAAAGCATTTTGATTCCTACATAAGTTTAGGCAATATAAAAACCGAAGGCTTAGTCAATGCCGAATCAGTTTATAATTATATCCAGCATCGAAGCGATTTAAAGCAAAAGTTAGGTAAAATACCTAAACAAAACAGACAGGTTAAGGCGATATTTTCAGATGAAACATTTAGCACGTTTATGTCTATTGATGCAGCATGTATATTTTTTGGAATTTCAAGACCTAAAATAATGCAAAGCATAAAGAAAAATAAAGCCATTGAAGTTCCTATAAGAACAACTGTTAAAAATGACATAGACAGCGAAATAAAAACAGAATTGGTAAGGTTTATTTAAAAATACAGACATGTTCAACGAATTAGCAAAAGAAATACACGAAGGTAACGCCGCGCGGGGTTTTTGGGAAGGTGAGCGCAAATTAACAGAAGTTGTAATGCTAACTGTTTGCGAATTAGCCGAGGCAATAGAAGCAGACCGCTCTGGAAAGTGGGCAACTGAACAAGATATTCTACAATACAAAAATATTAGCACGCTCGAACGCTTTAAGGAAAATATTAAAGACACGGTACAAGATGAAATAGCCGATGCCATTATAAGGCTTTTGGATTTTAGTCATAAGTTTAATATTAACTTAGATTTTCACATTGCAGCAAAATTAGATTACAATGCTTCTAGACCCTACAAACATGGAAAAGCCTATTGATAGTATCGTAGAATCCGTTATAGCGAAGTTTAAAAAGCGTTCTGATGTAGGAATACAAAAGTATGGTAAAACGCTTGATAGAACCGATTTAAACTATCAGGATTGGTTAAACCATATTCAAGAGGAACTTATGGATGCCATTTTATATTGTGAACGTTTAAAAAAAGAAACTGAACACGAATTTGGGCGCGGCTATTTTGCAGCTGCTGAAATTATAAAAACTAAAGACAAAGAAATTGAATTACTAAAACTTAAAATTATTGAACTTGATGCTAACACTAAATTCTAATTCTTTAGCCGTTGTAAGGCTACAAATGCAACTTAGACAGCTTGACTTCTATGCTGGTTTAATTGATGGATTCTATGATGAAACAATGCGAAATGATGTTATAGAATTTCAAAAACATTATAACTTAGTTCCCGATGGAATAGCAGGGCCTAAAACCTTAACAGTTGCAAATACTGTTTGCGCCGATGGATTCCATACCTTGTTTTTGCATTGTTCTGCGGGTCCTGAATTTCGCGATGCTAAAGCTGAACAAATAATAGCTATGCACACGTTGCCCGTTTCAAAAGGCGGCCGCGGTTGGTCTAAGCCTGGCTATGCTGATGTAATTGAAACGAGCGGCAAACTTGTTAACATTTGGAAATACAATGAAGATAATCTTATAAATGAATGGGAACAAACATGGGGCGTATTAGGTACAACGCTACTAAATAGAAATGCCCGCCACGTTTGTTATATCGGTGGTATGACTGCCGATATGCGAATGCCTAAAGATACAAGAACCCCAGGTCAATTACTTACAATGTACAATTACGTTCATGATATTGTAAAGCATAACCCTAAAATAATTATTGCAGGTCACAACCAAGTGCAGAACAAAGCATGTCCAAGTTTTGATGTGCCTAAATATTTAGAATCAATTAAAATACCTGCTTTTAACATTGCTAACTGGTCAAGCAAACTAAAGATATGACACAAACAGAAAAACACCGATTAAGGCGAATTTTGGAATACAAAAAAGGCTATTGTGACGCGTTGCTATGGATTCAAAATGAAGAACCATATGATGAAGAATTAGAACTAAGGATTGACATATATTTACATAAAATTGAAGAACTTGAAAACAAACTGAAAGGACATGACTAATGAAGAAAAAAAAGCGGCACTAATCGCTAAAGTTGGTGAGCAAAAAGTAAACGAATTAACGCAAAATATTTGGTTGTTATTAGGGTCACTAAAAACTGCAAAATATGCCATTGCTCAATTCGAACCAAACAAGCTAAAATTTGAAATGAAAAAGCGTTTTTTGGACTTGCATACAGCTATAAACCTATTTGTTAATACATTTGAAAAGGCTGCAAATCCCGATGAACGCGAACTATTAAATACTACTTCTTATGAAAACGTTGGCGCGGTTGCTGAATTGATAGCCATGGCAATAACGTTACCTGAATCACAGATTGAATGGTATTTAGATGAGTGCAAAAAATTAACTTATGTAGCTTTTAATAAATCACAAAATGAACTGCGTAGCGAAAGCGGTCAATAAATTGTTTCCTAATCAGGATACAAGCGAATTTCATAACAGAACCTTAGGCGTTGGCATGGGTGATATTCAACGAATGATACCTACTGATTTATCTGTTTGGCCTGTTTATTGCAACCATTACAAATGCTTAAATTTTGACCTAACAAGGCAGCTACCTAAAACGAATGATTATATACCTATATTTCTGTTTCATTCGCAAATGAATGATAGGTTTAAGTTGCATTGTGAGTTTGCACTATGGGATAGAAACACGGTTGTAGTTAATGACATAGAACACGATGCTGATTTTTATTTCAAGCGTCACAAAGTCGTTCAGGTTGCAGCCTTAATAAAATTTGAAACACACGAAATACTAATAGCTAAAAAATGAAAGATTTACCGACATTTGAAGAAACTTTTGAACGCCAATTATTTGAAGCGGGCGAAATCAAAAAGTTTTATAATAACGGCTACATAATAGTAAATGAACTTTGGCTTAGAAACTTTCATAAGTTAGCACAAACAGAAAAACCGCTGCATATCACTACGCAACGGCCTGAGAACACATGAAAACAAAAGAGCAAAACAGTAAATTATTCACCTGTAGGTTTATCACTTGCAGGCTTTTTTAATATATCTTTAGGGTTAGGAATAAAGCCTTTAAAGTAACCGATAATGTCCACGCCTGTTGTTTGTGAAACGTTTTCGAAAATTGATTTTAGCTCAATGCCACAAACAAACATAGCAACGTAATAAGATAACGTAAATTCAAGGTCAAGCATCCATGTAAAAACTTGACTACTTATAATTGCTAAACAATAATCATTCATTTTTGAAATGGTTCTTCTAAAACCGCGCGACTGTATTTTTTCTTTTAATGCCCTTGCTTTTCGAACGCCTGTCATAAAATCTACTAATAGCAAAAATGAAAGGCAAATAATAAGCGGCTTTAAAATGAAAAGTTGTTGCTTTATTTCGGGCAAAACTTTCATAAAATAATTAAGCGAATCGGCGGTCAAAGTCAGGGAATCCATTATGAGATTTTAATATAACGTGAAATAATAACCGCGGCAGGCGTACCTATAAAGATAAACCACCACGGCAGGGGAACGAATATAACAAAGAATGTAAATGTAAATAGTGAAACCCATGTACCAAAGCAGATAGGGCATGCGCCAGCCATTGACCACGGGTTATTTTTCATATTGTTTTCGACATCATTATAAACGTGTTCAACTTGCTGCAAATAGTCTTTGTAAATAATATCAGCTTGTTCAGCGGTTTTATTTTCAAGTTGACCTTTTAGCTGAATATCACGTTTTATTTTCCAAGAGTTATATTTATCCCATACGCGGTTTTTTTCTTTGTCTTCGAAGTCTAAGTAGCGTTTAGAAATAAACTTGCCGTAAGCGGAAAATATACGCCCTGTATAGTATTCGCCCTGCACAGGTGAACCAATGCAATAATGCAAAAACTTAATTATGCAGGCTGCAAATATAGATAGTGTTATAAGGGATAGCATATTAGTCTATTGGTGGGAATGGCGGCGATGGTTTTGGTTTATAGTCTATCAAAGGTAAGGTTTTTACCCACATAAATTCAGTATTAACACAAAATTCCATTTCTTCAACTGAAATTATCCAATTGTTATCTATGTCCTGTATTGGGTTAAAGTAGCTGTCCTCATCGTAAAGCTGACCGACTAAGCTATTTTTTTGCGATTCTGTTAATAATCCTACTTCTATCATAATCTTCCTAAAGTTGTATTATATGTTACTACTGCATTTCTTAAATTTAACCCTTCTGCTGTTGATAAGCCATCACCTAAACTATGAAAAGCAATTGACATAATAGCATAATTTTGAGGAGCAACTCCTCCATTATGAGCAGCAAGATAACAAGTTAAAGAAGGCAAATTATGATTTGTCGTACTTGTAGTTGAAGTTGTTGATGTTCCATCAGCTTTAACTATAAACATATTGTTATTAGCTGTTCTTGACGATGCTCTAAACCCTTTTAATGAAGATGCTGTAACTGGTATTTCAGCATTTGTTAAACCTAAATCTCTGTATGTTAATGTTGTTCCCGATGTTTCTATCGTTGTTCTAAAACTAAACGATGATGAACTTTGCGCTCCACCCATACTTCTAAGACCTGTACCCGAGTTATCAGTATTATGATAAAACGCATGGTGATGTGAAAACTGTTGTAATGCAGTATTAGCATTTAAAAAAGTATTAGCATAACCATTTGTGCCATTTGGCAAAGCACCCGTTGAACTATGAGTCCAACCCCCATTAAACACAAGTCTGTAAGCGGCATCTAAATCTTGCGGGTCTTTCAAATTCCATTTGTGCAAGGCAGCAGTTCCGCCTACCATCGGATAAATAGCTTTCATTTTAGTCCAAATGCTTGCTGCTTTCAAATCTAAAACAAGCTGATTGATAGCGTTTAAATTTGTAGCACCTGTAAGCCCTGAAGCTGTAAAAAATGCCTGAGCATCGGGGTCATAAGCAACCCCAAAAGAATAAGGATTTATTATCATCTTGTTCCGATTAAAGTAATTTTTAAACCTTTTGCAGTTCCATCTCCGATTTGGTCGATGTCAATTGTAATTTCGGCATCGTCAGTTAGCGCAGATGTTGTTATTGTTGCAGGTGTTGCAGCCGTAACAGATGTTTTTTCTGTATTGTCAATAGTTAGCTTTGTACCTAAAACAGATGAACCGCCTTGATTTATGTCAACCGTAAAAATAGAACCACTTGCCTGTGCAGTTGTTAATGAAGCACGAACAGCCGTAAGCGTAAATGAAACTGGCAGCCTAAATGTAACTTTATTAGTGCCCGCAGTTAATGCTGTTGTTTCATCAGATGCAGCTAACTGTATTTCGATAGGTATAACAGTTGGACCACCACCTCTAACTACAAAAAAAAAATCAGTGCTTAGCAATTGAGCTAAGTCTGCACAATCACCCGAAAACGCAATTGGCGCGGCAGGCACTACTTCGGTATTTGCAACTTGTGCAGGGTCGATATATTCAACGCTGCCATTGTCTTGAACAACTTTAACAGAACCGTTAACGTTACATTCAATTTCTACGATGTCAGGGCTTAGGCTGTTAATGAAATCGCCCGAAGTCGAATCATAAATAGCTACATTGCCGTTTGCGAGTTTTACTATGTCTATCATTGGTTAATTATTATTTTAGTGCTAAATTCAATACAATCATATTCAATGCCATCAACTTCAATATTTACAATTTCGCCATCGTGACCTATTATTTGACCTGTGTATGTATAGTTTTCGTTTAGGTTGGGCATATCAAAAATAACACTATCACCATCTTTTACATCTATAAAATATGTAATAGAAATAGAACCAAATGTTAATATTAAATACCATCTACCTTCAGTTATTGCATCTGCTATAATGCCCGTATTATAAACAGCATCGCAAGCGTTAAGACAGCCCAAATTTAACGTTTTTTCACAACAATTACAACAAGCCATATATATAAATTTAAATATTTTCAAAAAAAGGGGGTATTTATTCCAACCCCCTACTAATTGCCTAAGGTAGCGAAACTTGGCGGCATAGTGAATCTTAACATATCGTGAACGGTTTGCACTTTTCAGTTAGTGCAAAATCATATCGTAATTCAAAATCTAAGCTAACTATTTGCATAAGGCTTAATAGCGTTTTAGGGTCTTTGCCTGTTTCAGCGGCATAAACAGTCCAAGGCAATATTTCATTTGATACAGGGAACAAGCGCGGGTTAACTATTGCGTATTGCCATTGTATGCCTTTAAAATTCGCACCGTAAAGCGCAAACTTAACCGAATCTAATAACATACGCGGGTCAGCGCAAAGATGCCAAAAAACTAATTTAAATGGAACACGCACATCCAATTCGATTCCACAACTTCCGCGCTTAGTATTAGCTGCTTTTCTTGTTTCCGAAACAATACCATTAACACGGATATAATAGCCCGTTCGCGCGGTGTCTGTGATGCCAACATAGTTTCGTGTGCCGTTTTGTGTAACATTTAAAGTAACAACCTGCCCCGCAGTATCTTTTACAGCTATGCCATTACCGTTAACGTTTACATTTACGGCTGCCATTGCAGTATCAATCTGTTTTATAAGTTCAGTTATTATGTCTTGTGTTACGTACATTATAGTAAATCGATTTCTTCTAAAATTGCTAATAGTTCATTTCGTGCGGCCGTTTCGCCTAATTCGCGTTCATCTGTTGAAACGGTTGAAATGTCTTTTCCAAAACGCGTTTCATTGGCTTCCATTATATTTGCCATTTCATCATTCGTATAAGTAATAGCGCTTACAGTTCCGCTTTCAGTTACTTTAATACTTTCAAATAATGAACCGCTAAAGTTTAAATCAACTGTATCAGAATTAGCGCCTATCAATTGTCTTAATTCCTTATAGCCTTGTGTTAAATACCTTGTTTTATGCGCATTGCCATTTTTAAAAACCGTTTGACCATTTTTACCTTGTGGGGTTACGTTTGCTGCTTTTACAGTTGTAAGGCTTAACGGATTTATATAAAACGGGTTTACTGAATATTGACCTATTGCACTACCACTTGAATCCAAACCGTTTAAAAATATTCTTTGTTTGTATTCTGCAATGACTTGAATAGCGGCAACCTGCGAAATTCTGCGGGCAGTGTTGTCATTATTTACAACTTCTGATAGTATTTCTAAGCGTTCAGATAAAGTCATTAGCCTGGGAACATTGGATACATTCTTAAACGTGGTTCACATCTATAGCAAAAGCGGTCAGCTTCTAATAACTGAATTATATTATCAATTTCATTATCTAAGGCCTCAATGCTTGCATTCTCCCATTCACCTATTTTAACATTTGCCCATTCGTTACCGTGTGTTTTAATTAAATTCAAACGGTTGTTAGGGCTAACCCATTCTTTTAATATTTGAACGCCTGTTTGATATAAAATTGCCATGCCTAAACGGTCCAAAAACTGGCATATAATATCAGTATCTACACAATCAACACGTACACAAGCGCCTAAATAACCCGATTGCGAAGCGCTAACACCATTCCATCCCGTAACATCTAAAACAGTATCGCCGCATGGCTTGCAGTTTGTAGCTGCATTGCACGTGTACAGATAAGGCGCTATATTAGTAGTGTCAATAGTTACTAATAATAGGTCTTCTTTAAAATATTTTTTAACAAAAATGTGCATTTCCGTATCTGCAAAAACAGTAACAGCCTGACTAAATAATATATTGCCTGCATAATCAGTTACGTAAATAGTTGTATTGCCGTTGTTTGTTGCCTTAAATTTTACTGAATCAATAAATATTCTACTTTGCGGGCTATCTATCCACTTCTTTGATATTTTTATGCCACGGTTAGCAGCAACGGGAATATCAATAGAATTTGAAGCGCTGCAAACAGCATATTTAGAACCGATGCTATTTAGCTTTATACCACGAGCATTTAAAACAGCTTTCAAACGTTTTTCAACCACATCAGCTGCAAAATACATTTTTTCCTGTACTGTCAAAGTAGCAGAAATAAGCGCCTCAGAACTAACAGCCGCGACATTATTTATAGTTAACCCTTCAAGATTTTCTAAATAATAACCAGATGTTGGTACCGTGCCTTCATTATAACAGCCGTTAAGACTTATTATGTAGTTTTGTAGACAAGTAGGTGTATTAAGATTCAGCATCTAATTCAGTTTGTTTTTTGCGACCGCGTTTTTTAGGCTTTTCAGTTTCGGTTATTTCTTCGGCTTCAAGGGTTTCATCGGCTTCGGCTTCGATGGCTTCGGGTTGTTGGTATTGTTGTACATTTTCTTCTATTTTAATTACAGATAATAAGCCTTCTGAATAATAAATATCTTTAGGAAAATCATTTTGCTTTACGGCCTTTTCAACAGCGTTGTTAATCTTTTCGCTGCCTATTGTTTTCTTTTGTGTTGTGTAGTCAAATAAGTAAACAACATCTTCGTTATCGGTACGCTGTACATTTATAGCGCCGTAATATTTTCGAATTATTGTTAGTGCCTGTGCTATTTTTTTTGAATAGTTTACCATGTGTTTTTATTTTAAAAAGGGGCGGTTTCCCGCCCCCAAATCATTAAAACTAAATTGTACCGTTAAAAGTATCGTTGCAATCAACGCTATCAGTTATGATAAGCTGTGAACTACCTGCTTCGCTTGTAGCAGCGTAGAAGTTACCGTAAGTACCAAAAACAGTAGCTTCACCTAAGATTTGGTCATTTGGTGCACCGTCAAATGTAGCACTTGCTAATGTCCAATCTAAATCTGTAAGTGTTGCACTTGTTGAAGGTGTTGAAGCGCTGTAAACATTGATATAAGTTGATGTGGTAACACTTAAAGCAACATCTGAACCTGTAGCAGAAACAATTACAACACTTGCAACAGTTCCGTTAGCAAATACATAAATTGTTAAGCCTACACCATCCCAACCGCCTGCAACTGTATAAATTGCACCAACACTTGCAAGAGCAGTTTGTGCAGCTGCTACAAAACCATTTGCACCAGCTTCAGTTGTTAAATCAAAAGAACCGCCTACGCTAAATGGTAAACCGTTGATTTGAATTGCAACCGCATCTTCAACATCAAGTTCAGTATATTTAAACAATTCACCTTGTACTGTTTTAGAATAGAATACAGCGTTACAAGCTACATCGCAAGCATCAGCAGATTCGCAGAACGTTGCATCAGTAGCATTTGGTGCACCAGCAACACCGCAAGCAGGTTCAATATCGCAATATCCTGTATCAGCGCAAACAACTTCATATTTGAATACATCAAGTACGCCATCAAATAAACAATCGTTTTGTGCCCAACATTTAGGCATACCAACTACGGCCCAATTAGTAGCGAATTGGATGTAAAGTTCAATTTCGTCATTACACTTAACATATGACATAACTACATCATGCTCAATACCTAACCAAGGGTCAACAACAGTAGTACGCATTTGGTCTTCAAAGTCATAGGTAAATTGACCTTTGTTCTTTGCGTAAGTTACAAGTTGAAGCGCACCTGGTGCCATTGCGATAATTTCATTAGTATTACCTAATGCAGCAGGTAGGTTAGTATCGTAGAAAATTGAACGGGTGATGTCAAGTAGTGACGCGTCAAAACCGTTATCATTACCGCTTGCAATTGCACGGGCTTTACGGTATTGGTCAAGCAAAGTGCCACCAATCAAAATCATTTGTTGTTCGATTTCAGCTTGTTTACGGTCGCTATCTAAAATAGATTCACCAACAGGGTTAATACCTAAACCACTTGAAAGGAACAAAGGCAAAGACTTAGAAGTTACAGCAGGGTCAGCGCAATCGCATTTAACGAATGAACCGATAAAACCGTTATTAGCTACAACAGTAGAAACTTCTTTACCAAGTCTGTTAATGTGATTTCTTAAAACTTCATTAACATAGCTGTTTTGATAATCAGCGCGGCTTTCTTTGATACAACGAATTAACTCATCGTCAATCTTAATTTTCTGTGAAACTGTTTTATTTGTAATTTCAATTTCATCATAAAGCGGCTTAACAACATCGCCGTCAGTAGGGCAATATTCAAGTGAAGTTGCATTAGATTCAGATAGACGCGGGAAAAAACGGCGTGAAACTTTGTAAACTTTACCGTTACCTTGTTCAACAGCTTGAACATTACCGAGTTTAACCTGTGAAGCGGATTTATTAGCAGCTGAAACAAGCAATTGCAATAGTCCGATATTTGGCGATGGCATGGAGCGCATACCGCTGTTATTATTCAGCGATATGTCTATAATTTTCCACGCATCAGCGAGTTTTATAGTTGACATTTAAAGAATATTAAATTTTAAAAAATTGTTTTTTGTTTGGCATTTTCCACGCTGCCAGCGTTCTGTTTTTTTTCTGTGCCTTAGCACCCTATTTTGTGAGAGGTCGTTACTGCAAAGATAATGCGTTTATAAATAAATAAATAAATAATTTTTTAATACAATTATTAAACAAAAAAAGGCAGCCCTTTCGAACTGCCCAAACTATTAACTAACTAAACTAAATCATGCCATTTTCCTGTAAGTATTTTAAACGGGCGGGGTGCATTCCGCTTTTTGCCTTATCGTCAATTTCAAATGATTTCGTTTGACCGCCGTTTGATTGCTTTTCAAAATTATACTCAGCTGCTATAATTTCAAATAGTGTTTCGTACTTTAAATTTTCCGTTGGCTTAGATGGATGCTTTACACGGTTTCCATCTTTGTTAACCCAAATATTATTATCAGAATCAATTTCAAAATCCAAGCCACGTTCACGAATTTCAGCTTCTAAAATTGCGCGCATTTCTTTAGGTGCTAAACGTGCATTCTTTACAGATTCAACTAATGAACCGCGGACTTTATCTATTTGCTGATTCTTAATGTAGCTTTGGAATTTGCCCTGTTCTTCTTTAATAGCCTGTTGCATTATCATTTCCTTTTCAGTTAGTTTTGCATTTGCTAATTCAAGTTGCTGTGTTAGCTGTTGCAACTTTTGCGCATCGGCCGAAGTGTATTCTGATTTAAGTTTTTCAATTGTTTCATACTGGCTATTTTTCAAATCAGAAACAATAGTTTTAAACCTATCTTTTTTATCGACCATTTCATATTTCTTTAGGTCAATAGCAAAAGCATCGGCAATCTGTTTTTCTGTTTTAGCATAAGCAGCTCCAAATAGTTCCGCGCTTTTAGCTTCTTCAATCTGTTTGCCTAAACGTTCCTGAACAGTACGTTCAATTTTAGATACATAACCTGTTACGGCTTCATCTAATGTAATTTCGTTTGATTCTAATTTTGAAATTAGTTCGGGTTCTATCCCCAATTTTTCTACAAATTTGTCAAGCATTTTCACGTGTGTTTAATTTAAAAAATAATTTTGTAAACTGTTCAAATTCTATACTAAGCGGCAATTCAAAACCGCCCTTTAAAATAACCTTTGTAAATTCATCGCCACTTTCCCATTGTGACTTATAGAACGTTGCAACTTCATCGAGGTCAATATAACAATAGTCTTCAAGTTCAACAACTTTATCAGATTCATTATTAGATAACCTTTCATCTATTTCTTTTTTTATTTTTGCCGCTTCTTTATAATCCTCGCATTGTACAGCATCTTCAAAATCACTTTGAAGTTCTTCGATTGTTAACGGTTCTTCATTGTATTCTAATTGAATAACAAACTTATACCAACGTGCCATATTATCTACGTTTATTTGCGCAGCCGCAGCCGCGTTTGGGGGTGACAGTTCTTTGAATTGGTTGTGCGGGTTCTGATACGTGAATTGTACCAAGGTAATTATAATTGCCCGTTTGTTGTTCTGTGTACCATTGTGCAGGGCTAAACTGATATTCAGTACCGCTTGTTTTATGCTTTGCTTTTATGACTAACATAGTGTATTATTTTTTCTGATAATTAGCAGACCTTACAGGGTATGCTATATGCCTACAATTATAACCGCCTCGATTTTGACAAAAGTTTTCGGGTGTTGTATCGGGTATCATGCCTGTACCGTTATCATCGGCCCAATCAATTTCGCTTTGTAAATCTTCAAATAATATTAAACCTATTTTACCGTTTTTATCTTCACGTACCCAACGTTCACATTGTGCGCGGCTATCCTTTACTAAACTACCAACGTATAACAAGGCATCTAATTTATAAGACTTTCTGACCGCTTCGTTTACTATCCCATCATACTGTAATAACGCGTCACGTGAGGCCTGCAAACTAATTCTTTTTAAAACGCCTTGGCGTGCTTCACTTGTTGTTAATTGTCCTGCTATTGAAGTAACAACATCTGTAAGGCTGCTACCTTGGTTTACTGCTATTAGTAGTTCATTCTTTATAGGGTTTATAAGATTAGTATTTAATCCTTGGCCCTGCATTGCAGCAATTACATTATTAACAGCATAGCGTTTGAATGGGTTTAAAAAACTTTTTGTTATTTCTAAGCCGTTTAATTCTTGTTGCGCAAGCTGTGTATTTGCCCCTATTTCATCAAAGTTTTCTAAAAAACCCGAAACCATTACATTATATCCAGCCTTTTCTAAGAACCTATTTATAGCAGTTTTAAAAGAACCTAAACGCGCTAAGTTTTCTTTTGACCTTACTAAATTGCCCGATGTTGTTCTAAACTTACTAATCCAATCGACAACCTGTTTTACAAATTTAGGTTCAACTTTATCAAACCGCTTCTGTAAAATTTCTAATGCTTTGTCGTTAATTCTTTCGGGTTTGTTGAAGTCCATTATTCAGCATTATTAAACTCATCCATATTAACTTCAGGAACTACATTACTTGCAACAGCATCAAAACGCGGCGCTAACTTTTTATCAATAGCTTCTTTAATAGCTGTGTATTCACTACCCATGATATCAAATCCTTCATCGTAATACAATTCAGTAACAGCATCAAAAACAAATTGAGCGCTAATTGCATCCTTTTCTGTTATTTGGCCCGATGCTAACAAGTTAACGCGTTCATCTACTGTATAAAGATAAGCGCTGTTATACATAGCGCAAATGGTAGCTATTTGACGCGCTGTAGCATCAGCATTATAACGGCGGTCAACATAGCTTATATATGATTCGTAGCGTATAGCAGTAGGTAAGCCTTTCTGTGATAGGGCAAATTCTGCCATTAGTTCTGTTTCTGTTTTTAGGTCAAAACTAATAGGCGGATTTACAAAAATAGGACTTTCAGTATCCATAAAAACAATAGCCTGAATTATACGCAACACTTCTTTATAACGTGCATAAACATCATCGCTAATTTTACCAACTTCTATATATTCAGGTTCGCGGTCTAATTCTTTTGCCACGCCCGATTGTGCAGCTTTAAGTGAACGGTTTATATTTAAAACTTGTTCCGCTTTGCCTAATGATTCTGTGGCCACCTTGTTTGTTTCCTGAATAGTTGAAACATCGGGGCTGTAATAGCGTATCGGTTCAACTTGTTGCTTATCGTTATCTCCAAACTTCGAAGTTGTAGGATTTAAGTTATAGGCTGCAAGCGGTGTTATGCTTAACGTTTTGCCATGCCCTAAACACGTTTTACATGTTATCGAAGTGTCATAATCATTTGGGTCTGGAACGCGGCCCACACCATTACAACTGTTACAATCAACCCCCTCAACAAATTTAATAGGGAAGCATGTCGCAAGCATAACCGATTTATGCTGATTGTCAAATATAGCAGCATCATTAAGGTAAGGTATCGCAGGGCTAAAATCAGACTTATAAATTTTAAACGTATTGCCATAATTATCATATTTAGGTACAACGCGACCGCCTAAAGTTACCCACGGCATTATGCCGCTGTTATGTTCATAGATAACTTCAAACATTGTTTTATCACCATACGCGCGGGCCTGTGCGTAAAACATATCAGTAACAATGTGATAGTATAGCGGGTTTTCAATACCTAATGTAGCATATTTATTTTTTGATATGCCTTTATATATTAGTAGTCTGTATTCAGGGTCATTAAAAACAATCCTATCAGACTGAATTACTTTCATATCTACATTAACGCGCACGTTATCCGATTCAATCCCTTCGCCTTTAGGTTCGATAAGTAGAACGGCGTTAGGGTCAAGTACGCGATTCGGAATAAAAACAGAAAATATATAATTTTGTAAAGTAGAATCACCGAACTTTTCATTTTCGGCAAATTCTTTCATATCTGTATTTTCAAAACGTACAGAATGTTTTGCAGAACTTAGCAACCTATGCAATTCGGTTATAGCTTTAACCAATGGCGATTCTGTTTTAGGCTGATAGGTATTTTTTCTATAAGCTAAAATCTGTTCATCTTCATTTGGAAAAGCCTTATCCAACGCGGGCGGCACTTCACCGTAAAAATGCGGCTTAATGCTTTCATAAATACGTTTCCAATCCGCGCGAAATGGATGCACGGGCGGGTTTAGTATTGTAGCATTTACAGAATCTAAAAATTGATAAAACTGTTCTAAGTTCATTATATTTAATTTTAAATAGGGCGGCTACATTAAATAACCGCCCTTATAAATACTATGGTGTAATTGTAATTACAAGTGAACCAGTTACGCCCGAAGCATCGTTAGCCGTTGCGATAACAGTAACTAAGCCTGCGCCCGTAGCAGTAAGTAAACCACCACCGCTAATAGTTGCCGTACCTGTGCCGTTAACAACAGACCATGTAACAGTAGCATCAGTAGCGTTCAATGGCAGAATAGCAGCAAGCATTTGCAATGTAAGACCATCGCCAACAGTTGTAACGTTACCTGTACCTGTTACAGCAATTGAAGTAACCCAACAAACGTTATAAGGCAATGTTAACAAGAAGTCCAAAGACAATTGGCTAAATGTACCTAATTGTTCATTGTATCTAAATTCAACAGTCCAATAAGCATCGTCTTCGTCAGTTTCTGCAATCTGATAGAACGGGCGAACAGTTACGTTTGAATACCAACCTAAGAAACGGCCATCGCAAGTTACAAAACCAAATTCATAACCCGCAGCTTTAGCAGGATTTGAAAGGAAGTTATAAAGACCGTCAATAGTAAATGTAAGGTCATTTTCTGCATCAGTAAGTGAAACAACACGCGACTGTTTTACTACTTCTTCTTGTCCGCAGCTACCGCGTTTTTTAGTAGTAAATTCAGGTGCAGGCAAACCACCGCTAATACGTGAACCGTTTACGCGGCCATAAACATCCTTGTTAGCTATTGCAGTTTCCCATTCAGTAGAATCTGTAATATCAGCAAATTCGTAATTACATTTTTTTGCAAACCAACCAGCGATACCACCTGAATAAACAGTTGAATCGCACGGGTCGCATAAGTAGTTAGGGGCGTTATCCTCGTCTATACAAGGCGGGCAAACACCGAAAGCGCCCAAAAACCCATTTATAAAAGAAATATTATTCATGTTTTTTGTTTTTAAAATATTTGTAAATGAATACGACCTCACCTACATTGCTTGTTATCTAATCGACATCTTTTATCAAATGTCAGGTCTAACAAAAACATACGGTTGTCTTCAGGTTTAGAATCATATCTAAAGTTTTGATACTGCACACCATCTACAGTTACATAATTGCCTCTCACAGCTTGTTGTAGTAACTTAATGTAAAACGGTGGCACAGCGCCCGAAATAATACCGTAATTTTCTGTTATATCTTTACTGATAACTACATTTCTGTCATTTTCTGTTATCGCTTCAGTATCTCCAAAGAACTCAACAGTTCCAAAGATGCGAAGCGAATTATAAAACGGCGTATTATTAGAACCTAAAAAGTTAGTCAAAGTTCCGTAAAAATTACCGTTGCAATCATAACTTGCGTATGTGCTATAAATTAGCGAAGTGTCGTTTAAGTTTCCACAGCCTTCAACTTTTTTATAGTATTCGCTATAAAGTCTTTTATCTAATTCAGGTTCTAAGGTTATCTGATTTATTTTGTAATAGTCAATATACAATCTAAAGCAATCCAAATCAGCAGGGAACAAACCCGTATTAACAAACCATGTTTGTATGCTGCCTGTTGCAAGGCTTTGCCCTACATGATAACTATCTGAAAAGTCATCTATAAATTCACTTATTAGTGTACCGCAACAATCATATAAGCTAACTACTACGTAATGTGAAGCGCTTGTACTTGTTTGAAATCCTGCAACCAAAACGCTGTTAGGCTGATTATACAAATCAGTAACTTGCGTTTGAAACGGTATAATATCGCCCTGTACATAAGGAATATAAAACGGCAAATCAGAACCGCACAAATTACAGTTCCATGCATCTCTTACATGTTGCATTAAGTTACCAGGCAAAATAGGACAAGCATACCGAATCGGTACAGGCTGCCTAAAAGAATATGTCCTACTTATTTCGGGCGTATATGAAACAGGATAATTTACTAACATATATTTGCAAAGATACAAATAAAAATTAAATTAAAAAATTTTAACCTAAATCACTACACTTATAGTTATTATCAAAAGTAACGATAGGTATTAAACTTGGTGCAGGTATTGGAACGGGCATTAAAATTTCGTGTCTTATTGTGTGCGGGCCTGTGCCTGGGTCAAAATCAGCATCAACTATAAACCTATAATAAGCTATTGGAATTGTATCGCTAATTTTTATAGCTGTTACAATATTGCCCGCGTAACTTAAAACGCCTATGGGGCTATTTGCGTTATCGACAAAGTTATTTTGAACAACATTTATACCGCCTACATAATCGGGGTGTGCTAATATTTCAGCTATTACGGCTGTGGGATTGCCTGTAATTGTCCACAAAGGTAAAACGCCAACAGTTCTATAAGTCGATGTGCTTGTAAGCGCAACTAAGCCGATAGGGCAATAATCGGGGATTTGCTGATATGCAATACCTGTAACCCAATAGCGTTGGCCTTGTGTTAATTGCTGTACGTTTATTTTGAAAATAGCTAAGTCATTAACCCCAAATGAAGCATCGACATCGTCAAGTTTTCCACTAACTAACTGTTGCATTTGCACAACAATAGGCTGCCAACTTGATTCTTCTTCAATTGCATTGTTATTTGTATCGCCTAATTCGTTTGCAGGGTAAATGGTAGCAATGAAGTTTATTGACCCTGTGAAGGTTGGGTCTTTTTCTACTTCTGCAATAATTTGGTCGGCATCGCAAATATCAATTATTTCGGTTTTAATGCCTAAAATATAATCCGCTAAATCGTAAAATTTAATGCTTAATAAATTTGGCGTTATTGCATCATTTTCAAAAACATCGACATCTAATTTTTGAACAAAATCTATTTGTGTAAATTGTGTTATACCATTTGTTGTAGTCGGCTGATTTAAACTAATAGTCCATGTTATTTCAGTCGATGTGCCTGCATATTCTTCAGCTATTCTAAAGATACAATCTAAAACTAAATCCGTTGCATCATTGGTTATAATAGTCATATCAGCCGTTGTAATTGGTGGCGCGGCAGGTATTAAACCCTGCACTTGGTTAACAACGCCTGGCACATTTGTAAGCCTGCAAATAATGCCCGCTAAACTTCCATCAAAACTACCTACTAAGCCAATAGCATTTAGCGCCGTTACATAGCTTGCTTTATCAATTGCTAAACGGGCCTTAATACGTTGGTGCGGCGCTATTGTTAATTCGTTCCCGCTGTACTCAGTATTGTAAGTGCTAATAAATCCTGTTAACGTTGGTATTGCAGGCGCTGTGTATGTGGCAGTTAATAATGGGCTTAAATGTGAAGTTACATATTCAGGATTTGCGCTGTCATGAATATTTACTACTATATAATATTGCCCGTTTATTTGTAGCTGTGAACCATCGATAGTAAATTGAACTTCTATGTCATCGGGATTTGGTACATCTTCAAACCAATCAGAAGGCGAATAAATAGCGCCGTTTAGTTGACCGCTGCCAGGCGTTGCTTGTGGTATTACGGCATCAGATAATTGTAAGTCAGTAACAAAGTCTGTATTATTTAAAGCCGTGTCAACTCTAAAAAGCAAAACGCGAATATCTGTTATTGCAGGATTTGCAATTGAGCCGTTGTATGCTTCGCCTCTTAATAATATTCTTACTGAATTATCTTCACCTACTGCTAACTGATTATTTATAACGGTAAAAATAGCGTTTGGTATTGTTGCTAAATTTGGCTGTGCGGCTGTTGCTGTTGCATCTGTAAGTAGTGGCAAACTTGCAGCTAATTGAGATGCTGAACTAATTTCAAGTGTGTTAATATATCGCATCAATAAGCTATACCCTAAATAGTCGGAATTATACCAACGGGCATCTACAAGTATGTTTGCAAATCTTGCGCCAACGGGAGTAGTTACAACCATGTCAAAACCTGCTGAATCAAAAACTTTACAGCCTAAACTTAAATTTTTTGTTTGGTTGTAAACTATTTGACCTATGTTATTAGGCAAACCTAAAGAACTTGACGCTAAAAATCTATTGACATTTGAATTAGATGAATTGCCAAATATAAAGTTAGTAGTATCATTTGTAACGTAAAATTCAAAAACTACTGTGGCCTCATCATGTGGTGCAGTATTCTTTGACATCTCACAATAAATATTTTGCAGCGTCGGTATAGGAACATTTAAAACAGCTTGTTGCGGCGTGGTACTTAATGGGTTTAATGTTTCATATCCAAAATCTAAAGCGTTAATAGGATTAGATAATACATAAAGACCTGGGTTAAATCTTAGTTGTTTATTTAAAAAGCTATTAGCGCCCGAACTGTTAATAGTAAATGTTAGTCGAACTTTTATTCCTATTGCTAAGCCTTCCACAGGCACGGCAGGTAAAGTTGCAGCCGTAAACGTTGCAATGTTATATAAAACAGTTCCGCTGCTATCAATGCAATCTAATTGTATATTATCGTAAGTATAAGCCATTAAATTAAGCCTTGTATAGTTAATGAATTATTATTTGTATCGTAAGTTATTTCAGTTATTTGAACTTGACCCTGCGAAGTTGTAACGTATTTATCAATGTCTAAAGTAGTAAGTAAATCGCAATCCGCTGTAATTGATATAGTAACTTTGCGCGTTTTTACAGATGTGAGGCGCGGGTCATCGATAAAGAATAGTTTTTGGTAGGCGGTGTCGTATGATGTGCCAGCGCCATCTACAAACGGCAATTCTTTTACGTACCATTTGTAATTATATGCCCGTTTGCCATTTGGCATTGCTGCAACATCGGGAACAGCTATACCACGTTCAATTATATTATTGTTTATGTTCTGATTTAAAACTTCACGTAAACCAATTAACTTTGGGAATGCTGATATACCCTTTTCCAAAAACATCGCTAATTCATTTTCTACTGATTGAACAAAAGGATAAAACGCTACATAAAATGGCTTATCAATTGGGTTAACATCGGGGGCGTTAAAATCAAACCTAAATTGTGATGCTGAAAATGTAAAATTTTTACTAAATAATCCTGTTTGCTGTGGGTTATTTGTAGGATTCCAATCTATAACGCGGTCAGTCCATCGCTTTGCAACTTCATCGCCGCTATTATCAATACCGTCTTTAGGGTATTCATATTCAGCATAGCTTGCAGGGCGTTGTCCTAATGATTCATAACAAATAGATAGTAATTGATTTTCTGCTAAATTATCAGTATTAAACCATTCAACACCTACAAAATAATCTTTGCGCTCAATCTGTAAAACGCCGTTAATAACACGCCATTCAATATTCCATTGTTTTAGGTCATCTAAAAATTGAATGCCATTTAAATTAGCCTTATTATCATTTCTTGCACTTGTATCTTTTGGTAATTCTTGCGGCAAAACTCCAAGGTTACCATTCACAAAACCAATATCCATTCTTACCGTATCATGATAATAACCGCCAACGTTAAATAAACTTGACTGATAACCGATATTGCACAATTTGCAAAGGTTTTTAAATTGGCTATCTAAATAAGGCGCTGTATGCCTGCGACCGCAACCGACAATAAAATTGCTTAACCCTTCAAAAATATTTAAGTTATTGCCTATTGCAATATTTAATAATTGAGCAAATAATAATAAAGGCGCTGACCATATAAAAATAAATATCCCTATAATCATTATCGCTTCTTGCGTTCCGCTTGGCTTAACATCATTACAATAATACATCCAGGGCGCATATCTAAACTCATCTATTCCAAGGGTGCTAATATTATTATCTTTGTTTACAATGTCCCACGGAAAATGATTTTTTAAACATCTTATAGCTTCAGCATCTACACTATTATCTACTACGGTAACTTGTGCCTCACATGTCGGAAACGTACACCAACGTACAGAACCGCCTTCAATTTTGCCCGTAAATAATAAACGGTCTGAGCCATCGGTATTAGTACAGCATGTATCGTAAATCAATACTTGTATAGCTGCAATATTTGGATTTGGCGCGTTTATTATTTGCTGTCTGACATATTCGTAGGTATCGCCAACTACTGTTAATTCAGGGGCAAAACTAAATGCAGAATCGCCCGCTTCATCTTTGCGGCGAAAAACAAAACTTGCAGATTCAGTACCATTGAAGTTATCTAAGTCCTGAGGAATCCCATCAAAAAATATTAGTAAGCCGTTCATTTAAATATTGAATATGTTAACGCGCCCAAAGATACACTAATAAACGCGTAAGTTGTTATTTTCCACACTTTTTTAAGACGCTTTTCTTTTTTGATTTGCTTTGCATAGTCATTACATATTACATTGCCGCGTTCATAACTTTCAATCATAGCATCTTTTAATTTTAGCATGTCGTTTTGCATATTATATTGTACTTTCATGGCTGAAATAACCATTTCTGCATTATATAATATACTATCACAGGTTTCAAGTTTGCCAGCGTATTTCTTATATGTTTCTAAACTATCAAAACGTGCGGCGATAAATTCTGCATAGTCACGACTAATTAAAAAACCATTATCTACCTTTGTAATCTGACAGGAGGCGACCAATGAGCAAAGTGTCAGTAGCGTTTCTATAATTAACACTCGGTATTTGAATAATCTTAATTCTGTGTAAGTCATATCTAAAGTGTTTTATTTGTTTGTCTAATGCTGATTGCATCGTATCTATATGCGCTTGCAGGCTATCCGATTTTGTCACAAATTTAGCATATATTTGCGACAAACTGTCACGGGTTCGCTGTTCGTTTTCAAGTAGTTGCTTATGTAATTTTTGCGCAGGGGTAATGGCAACAAAACAGATAACACTAACAGTAATTGCAACGGCAACCGATATAATAACAATCTGTTTTATCATTTCTTAACAGTATTTAAAGCGATTGCCACCGCTTGTTCTTGTGGGTAGCCTTCAGCAACTAACTGCTTAATAACTTTTGAAATACATTTGTTATCGCCTGGGATACATTTTTTGATTGGCATAATTCATAATGTTTAAATATTTATACAAAAGCATGTCATTTTGACCAATTACGCGAAAAGTTTTTACGCGCTTGTCTTTGTTCTACAATTCTAAATATACCGTTTGCGTTGGCACTTACTGTTGTACGTGGCATGTATTTAGGCAATTCAGTTAAAACATTTTCGATACGTTCTAATCTGTTTTCTAATCCGCCGTATGTTTGCGCAACATTTACAAAGATAGACTTTTGTCCTAATTCAGAACTAAGGCTAACGTTATCGCCAAATGCACCTAAAGCGCTTTTGATGCCGCCTTGCTGATATGCTTTAGAAAATGTATTCAGTACATCGGCAGGTATTCTGTTATTGTGTACAGCGCTAAGAACATCCCAATATTTATTATTTGTATCGGTTGTTATAACACGTTCACCTTCATTCAGCATTGCAGGGATTGTGTCACGTCCTGCTTTGTTTTGTCCACGTTCTAAGTATTCAACACCATGAAAGAAAGCGTTGCCAGCTGCTACCCTTGCCTGTGCTAAACCTGCAATAAGCGACGCAAGTGTTAAGGCTATCGTAATAGGTGCAGCCGCTCCACCTTCAGCAGCCGCCTTTGAAATAGCTATAGCTGCATTTATTGCCAACTGTACAGATGCTAAATTCTTTTCGCGTTCAACAGCGCGCGCCCGTTCAGCTTCAAGTTTTTCTAAACGTTCCTTTTCAATTTCTAATTGCCTTGCATTGTAATTTTCACTATTAGAACGTATTTCATCTAATGCCGATTTGCTTTTATCTATTGCCTTGTCAAGCCCTGCAATATATGCCTGCACTTGAGCGTTAAGAACATTGAAAACATTATCGGAAACGCCTTGGATTAGTTGTGCCGATTGGTCTATAAGTTCTTTTTGTTTGTCGAGTGCTTCCTTATCATCTTCTTCTTTTTGCTTTTGTTCAGCTTTAGTGCGGTCGGCATTTTGCTTTGCAGCATCGGTATTGATTTTGTTTAACTCAATGACTTGCAATTTAGCCTGTTCAATTTGTTTGTTTAGTTCGGCTTCGGCTGCTTTGTCATTTGAATTAGTAGCAACTAACTTTAAAGATTCTAATAACTTAATCCTATCATTTAAAATTTGAATATTAGCCTTCTTTTCAATTTCTTTTCGTGCATTGTTATATCCTTCGTCAATATCTTCAAAAGCCTTTGCAAGTTGTTCCTGGTCGGTTATATTTTGAGCGGCATAAATCAATTTATCATTTCGTTCAGTTTCAAGTGCTGCCAACTGTTTAGCCAAATTAGCTTCATTATTATTTTCAATCAAATCTGATTCAGCCTTCAAAGCATCGTTTAATTCTTTTAGCTTTTGAATTAAATCTTCTCTTGTTGGGCCTATTATAGCATCTTTATTTTTGTCCTTTTTTTCTTTAAGATTTTCATAGTATTTATCGAATAGCTTTTCTCTTTCTTCCAAGCCTTCTAATTGCATTATTCTAAGTTCGGTATCATCAAGTTCTAATTCTTTTGCATACTTCTGTCTTAGTATTAACAATTGGTCAATTAGATTAGCCTCGGCTTCTACGCGCTCAATACTACCTTCTTCGGTTCTTAATATTATAAGTTTTAATCTGTTTGTTTCATTTTCAATATCTTTATTTGCAGCGTCAAGTGCTTTTTTGCGTTGTTCCTGTCTGTTTTTTTCTGCTAAGTCATTAAGGCGTTTGTTTTTTTCCTTTTGAATAACTTGTTCACGCAAATCTTGTTCTTGAAATATTTTTTGTTCAGCATCAAAGGCTTTTTGCATTGCAGTTCTTAATCTTGAAGCTCTAATACTTGCATCAGAGCTACTTGTTAAAGCAAATTCAGCCTCAGCATCTGCTAAATCTTTTTGAATTTCAATTCGCCTTTTTTCAGATTCAGCTATTCTTTGACTAATTTCATTATATAACTTTTGAGTTTGCAATTCAGCAGATTCAATAATACCTTGTGAAGTATCACCTAATAACTGTACACGTGCATCAGCTAAAGCAAATTCTATTTCTTTAATTTTATCCGCGCGTTCTTGTTCTATTCTTACAATTTCATTTGAAGTTTCTTGATATGTTTTTGTTAATTCGCGTCTTCTTTTTTCTTCTTCATCTGTTAAACTACCCCTTTGCGATTCGATAGCATTTAACTTTTCAAGTTCAACTTCTGCAATACTTAAACGTTCTGTCAAACTTAATGTAGTATCGTTTAACTTTTCCATATTCTCCGCTGTCTTATCAGTCGTTGTAAACAAGCTACCAAAAAATGAAAGTACAGGCCCAGCGAAACTCATAATTAAACCAAACGGCAATAAAGAACCCATTAACCTAAACGCAAAACCTAACTGACTAACAACGCGGCGCATACTACCAATTTGGCGTGCACCCTGTATTATTGAACCTGTAAATCCGCGCTGCTGTGTTGCCGCCTGTCCTGTACTTACTGCTATCTGTTTATTTGTAGTGTCTAATTGCCTACCAACTGTAACACCTGTTTTAGATTCGGCGTTAACTTGTTTTTGTGTATTTACTAAAACGTTACGCTTCTGATTTAACTGTTCAACGCCTTTAGCTTCAGTTCCTAAAACGTTAACTAAGTTTGCTTGTGCTTCTTCAAGTTCATCGGCAACATCAACGCCTTGTTCCATAGCGCTGTTAAGCTGGTCGATACTTGCAATAGCTGAATTGATTTCAGTTTGAAACTGACTGCTATTGAATTCTAAACTATAAACATCTTTAATTTCTGCCATTATTTTTTTATATTTTTTTGAGCATTTTCAGCCCTATCATTATCTTTTAATATTTGTTCAAGTGCCGCGTAATAATCACGAATAACCCAAAACCTAACGTTAGCCATTTGCACGGGGTCACCCTTTGTTATTATATAATCATTTTCGCGGTTTTGTTCTTTCAGTTTTTGTAGTGCGTGCTGATATGTTTGCGGTTTTTTAATCGGTTTTGCTTTAGGGTCTATCTTGTTAAGCCTTGGAAAATTTAAACGTTTGAAGCGCTCGAACCTTTCAAGATTTGTTCTATACTGTTCAAAAAAAAAGCGCGCAGTTCATCATCTTTTTTTATTGCATCCATTTTGCGTTGCTGTGTTTCGCTGTTTATTATGTACGGGTTTTCGTTATCGATATAGAAAAAATACAAACCAGCTTCAAGTAATAGGTCATCTATCTTAACACTTTTAAGCCTATAAATAATGTCATTCAATTGGTCTTTAGACTTACTATGAAATTCCTTTAGCTTATCGCGTGTCATATTTTGCCAAGGCATATCCTCAACCGTTTCCAAAATGCCTGATAGCTTTTCAACTACTTCGTTTTTATGAATACCATAATCAATAGCGGTCATGGCTTCTTCAATCCTTTGCGCACGTTCACGCGTTAAATTAGCAGGGTTTTTAAGAATATAAAAGTTATTACCTTGACGGTCTGTAAATACCCTTGTTAACTCAATACGCTGCTTTGTTGTTTCGGGAATGTAGGTTTTAAGCCACTTTGAATAGTTCTTTTCGTTTTGTTCTGCTCTGTTTCGCTTTCTGAAAATCATGTGTTTAGTATTTAGCTGTAAAGATATTTCAAAAAAAGATAAATATTTTTATAAAATTTTAATAAAATTATTTGCAATTATGAAAACAGTAACTATCTTTGTAAGGCATTACAATAAAAGCTAACAGCGACCCGCTGGTCAGGGTATAAACTTGGTCTTATGAAGCCAGTTTTTGTTTCTCGCTCTTTTATTGTTGAGTCTTCTAAGAAAGACAAAACATTTATATCTAATACTTTTATCCTTAAATTTAAGGATGGAAGCGAAAAATTTATCAACCAAAAACGTTGGGTTGATACAAGATTGCTAACAACTTATCAATTGGAGGCTACAATTAGCAATCCATTTATTGAATATCTTGCAAAAGATACTTGCCCACTATATTACCAAGAATGGTAAACAACATCAAGGTTTTCGGTCAGCCTACAAAACCGAACTTTAACTTTAAAACTTCACACAATGAAAACACTATTTTTTATTTTACTATTTAGCGCAACAGCATACGCGCAAACAGATACGCTATACTGTATTCAAATACTTAGCACAAAGACACCTGAATACGTAACAGCGGAACAGCTTAATATTATGCCATTCGACACGGTTATGTATGAACAGGCTGGCAATTATTACAGGCTTATGATAGTTTATAAAGATTTGTTTGAAGCTGAAATATCTTTGGCTTCATGGCAACGCGCTTATTCAGATGCTTTTATTTGCCGCCGTACTTTTGCGCAGGCTTCACAACTTAAAAAATTCTATACCAATGAAAGCAATTGATATAAGATTTAACGTTGTGCATCAAAAGAAAGGCATACTACAGCGTTTATTATTAGAAGCTAACAGATACAAGCCTTTGACATTCGAAGAAGAGCGCACGGCCACACGTGAGCAACTTATAAATCACAATATGATGTTTGCCATAACTGTAGCGTTTAGGCATTATGTTCAATCGGTTGACATTATGGATATAATTAGCGAATCAATGATAGGACTAATTAAAGCAGCCGATAAGTTTGACCGTAATAGTGAATATAAATTCATATCATTTGCGGTTTATCAGATGCGTTCAGAAATTCAAAACTTCATAAATAGCAAACGCGATATTATACGATATCCAGATAAGGCATATATTGTTAAGCATCAGATGCGAAATATACATGATGAAACAACTGAGAACATAGCCAAAAAAATAAAGGCATCAGAACACTATGTCAACATGGCTAAAAATATGTTAGGCTTTGTAAGTCTTGACCATACAGATGATGAAGGTAATGAATTGTATTCGCCCGCTTCTGATTCACAAACAGATGCAATAGCTTTGCAGTCAGATAATGAAAAGGTGTTTAACTACCTAATCAAATATTTAAATGATTCAGAATACAAAGTTATTCAGCATAGATATTTAGAAGGCTTTGCCAAAGACTATAAACAAATAGGGCAAATGATAAACGTTACAGGTGAACGTGCAAGGCAATTAGATAAACAGGCTTTAGACAAAATAAAAAATCAATATGCAAGAATCCAAATGGGTTAAAGAACTAATTTTAAGCGGGCAACCTGATAATATTGAACTTGGTTTAATCCTTAACGATTCGTTTAACTATTTTCCGTTAACCCGTAAGTTTTACAGAAAATATAAGCGTTTAAAGTTCTGGTATCCATCGCGGCATTATACAGTCTTAGTATCAGAATCGCGTTATTATTCATGGGTTGCACTATTGAACAACGAACTTAAAACGCATCGGGCTTATTTTTGGCTTGACTTTCAGGAACCGAAGTATAAAACGCCTTGGCAGCAATGGCAGCAGCATATTACAAATTATTTAAAATGGCCTTATGAAGGTCCAATGTTTACAGGCGGCGGGCATCCTTATACTACTATGTTTGCACGCTGGCGTAATTAGACCATTTCGTTGACTTTAACGATATGGTGACCTCAACAAAACGTTAATACATCTTACCGTTAGCTAAAAACTTATCGGCCCAAACATTAACTTGTTCTGCATAGAAGTTGCCTTGGTCATCGACATTAACAAGTGCAAAACCATTAGCCCACAGTTGACGCTGAAACCTTGGCATATATGAAAAGCCTTTAGACTTTATATCAAATAAACCACCGATGTTAAACGCGGCTTTGTTCCCAGTGTGATAGCATTGCACGCGGTGGGTATGTCCAAACATTACAGAGTGTTGCGTTTTATCTAAGTGTGCCTTTGCAGCATGAATAGAAGTGTAAACGCCGTGAACTATATCTAAGTGTTTGCCTAACGTGAAATAATCGCTTTGCCAATCTGTTTTAACATCCCATCCGCGCTCATGTAAGTATAGCGCTTCGCATGGGTTTATTAAAGCGCCGCCGTATTTTGCGTTGTCCTTTTCTTTGATATGCCTAAAGTATCGGTCTTCATGGTTGCCAAATAAAAAATATTTCTTAGCACCTTTGAACGCGCTGTTAATATCATCAATTCCCTGCAATCCATCAATATATTCATCTTGCAATGTAAGGCCCGATAAGTTAGCTAATGATTCGGCATTATAACTGCCTAAAGTATAAAGGTCTAAATAATCGCCCGCAATAACAAGGCCGTGTAAATTCGTGCCTAATTCAGATATAAGCCTAAGTAGTTTTTGCCATAGTATCTGATTGTGAAACGGTCTGTGAACATCTGAAATTACTAACCAGCGCTGCAAACTTTTGTTTTGTCGGCGCTTTTCATTTATTAGGTTTTTCCAATATTCTACTTCTTCATTAGAATGTACTTTAATTTTGGGGCGGTAAATCATAAGGTTATAATTTAATGTCTTGACAAAATGTATTCAGTAAATACCTAAGGTTATCAAGTAAGTCAGCCTGTCGTTCTTCACCTTTGCCTTTAATGATTCGGCGGCTGTTATCTGATTTGATACGCAAACAGTCCATACGCAAGCCTTGGCATTTATCTTCATATATCTGAAAGTCGGGGCACATGCTTATAATAGTATTCGTTTGCACGTACGATTCAGCATGCAGCGGATTAGCTTTAGGTACTACAAAGAAACGCGCGGGCAACTGCAATTCTTCTTGTATAATTTCGTAATATGTTTTTGAAACGCGCTGCCTACCATCGGAACGGTCACCACTCGCATCACCTGTTATCAATAGCGGAATAGTGCATGGATAAATAGCAGTATCAGACCAACGCCCGATTTTCTTATTTGTTTCTGCAAATATCCATTCCCTAAACGCCTGGCATGTATCATAGATTGATGCTTCGCCGCGTTCTTCACTACCTATCTTAAATTCCTTTACGATGTGCACACCATAGCGATAACGTGAACGGGCCGATACATCAGGCGCTAATGTAGTTTTGCGCATAACGGCGGCCGTCATAGGTATTTTATTGAAGTCAAACGAAACGTAAATCTGTTCCGTTTCCCAATTGATTTTCTTTGATGGCTGAAATACTTTTTGTTGTATGCTTTTATCTTTTAAAACATAAACCCATGCTTCACCTGAATAGTCGACAAAAACAGATTTGTATTCCTGTTCAAAAGTTAAGCGGTCAAGGTCGCGGCTTGCATCGGCAACTTCATCAGGGTCTATGTTTGGGTTATCAGTTGTTTCCATTCGGAATGTAATCCAACTATTAGAACCGTTTTCGCTTTGTGGCAAATCTATGTCATTATAGCAATTCTTTTCAACGTTGCCAGCCTTTGCGCCGTTACGGCATAGTTCGTACCAATAGTTATCTTTACCCGCTGCTGTACCAATAAAAAACGCCTCACCTTTGTAGTCAGTCAAGGTGGGGCGGCTTACAGTTTTCCAATGATATTCTAATATATGGCTTGGTATTTTTTGCGTTTCTTCATAGATAACGCGGTGATACTTTCGCCCGCGCCCTTTATCTTTTCGCCCTTCATCGCCAATGGACCACACTTCTAAAACGCCGCCGTTTAAAAACTGCATTATTTTTGAAGTTTCGTCTTTGTGTTTAATGATTCCGCCCTCAGATATTGTTTTATAAGTATCTACTATCTTATTCCAGCTTTGCGCAAAATCTTTAAAGTCATCGACAAAGATACCAACAAACTTACCTTCAAACACGGCAGGGCTTATAAGCGGTAAGGCAACCGATGTTATAAGTTCTGTTTTGCCGAAACGGCGTGCGCAAACTATACAGTTAAACCTGCGCTTATTATCTAATATTCGTTTTTGCCCTGTGTGCGGCTTAAACAGTTGTATGTTTATGTTGCGCGGCACTACTTAGCTTCAGGTGGATATTGAATGTTTATGTTAATGTTTTTATCGTCCTGCGCTTCGCCCTTCGGTTCTACTATGCCATAGTTAAACCCTAACAATAGTTTAGTAATTGCAGGATTTGACTTGCCATCTAAGCCCCTAACTACTTTGTTTGTTAGTATTTTGTGTTTCGCCCGCGCTATAAATACCGAAAATTCAGGCCTTTCGGCGTAATTCAAAAGCGTATCAGCATCACAATCTAAAAAATCAGCTAAACCATAGATAGTATATGGTATT